AATTCCTACGAACCCCGCTTGTAGTATTGACAATCCAGAGTGCGATTCTTGCGGGAGTTAGTGGATGCGGTATTGCGAAACCTCACCAAGAGAGTGTAGTTGTCAAGGACACGGTTGTAGTCACAAAGGAGAGAGTTCTGCACGACACCCTAACAATCCAAAAGGACACAATTCTATACCAAGACCGAGTAAGGGTAGAGATTAGGTACTTGGAAGGAGAGAAAATGGTTGTTACTGCCGAATGTCCAAGCGACACGGTTACCATCACTCAAGTGAAGATTGTTCAGTCCAAAGAATCAAAGTCCAAATTCAGTTGGGAGGGGTTGCTTGGTTGGACTATTGCTATATTGATGCTATTAGTTATTATAAGAACTATAGTTAATAAGGTTATTGGATAATTATAGTTATAGTTATTAGTTTAGTTGTTTAATTAGTAACTATGACTAAAGCAGAAAAGAGAATACATTGGAGGAAGATAGAGGAGGGTGAAATACCCGATGACTACCAAAACCCATTCTTATCTCATTTTGGTTTTATGGATTATCCTTTAGATGATGAGCAAGAAAAAACAAGAGCAAGAGCAAAAAGGTACTACGGAATTGAATAGTCATCAAGGATGGCATTTTATTTATTGGGATGAAAATCCTAACTTCGCATCCGATGAGCAAGACACCTAAATACTACATCGGCAAGTACAAGTCCATAGAGGCTTTTGATGTGGTCTTGGATTTCCAAGAGGACAACTACAACTTGGGAACGGCAATCACCTACCTCCTTCGGGCTGGGAAGAAACCAAACAACCCAATCAGCCAAGACATTAAAAAAGCCATTGCTCATCTTCAAAGAGAACTGGAGCATCAAACGCATAAGTCAGCAAATCACCTTGAATACTTTGAGTTCCACAATGCATCAGCAAAATACAAATCCGATGGAATGGCATTACTATACAAACAAAGCAACGAAAAGGAAGATTGACAATCTCTTGTTTGAGGCTGCTAAACTATTCGCCAACTGCGAATCAACTTACGAAGCAAGACAAAAGGCCTTAAAGCAAGAGCAAGAGTATCTATCTCAAATCTATGACCTTGACCCCCACTTTGCCGAGCGATGCGGTTATCGTCCTTGAGATAGGCAAAATCCCCTCTCTAAACGCCTTTTACGCTTCCAAGCATTGGATTGTCCGCAAGAAGGCCAAAGATGCCTTTAAAACGGAAATTTTAGGGCAACTGAATAAATACGACAAGATTACCTTCAAGCAAGTAACCGTTAGATTGGAAACGAATCTCGGCTACGATATAGACAACTGCATTATGGCAGTTAAGTTTGGGATGGATGCCTTCAAGGACTGGGGCGGTATTCCCGATGATACCAAGAAATACTTCCCGAAGTTGACAATTATCTACAACGACCAACTTCCCAAAAACACCTCAAAACTTTATTTTACTGGACTTTTGGTTGATTAGTTTATTTTTTTTAACATTGTGTTGTTCAATTTTATCAACACACCTATGAACTACAACTTATCTCCCCAGTCCTACGAGTCCATCATTCAGATGCAAGAGGCTCGTATTGAAGCAATGCAAAATCGCATTGATGCCCTTGAGGCAGTAAGCAATCCCGTTCTTAAAGCGGAGTTAGCCACGCAAGACTTCATCTTCAATAAATTGTTCCGATGAACGAGAAAATATATATTTCTTGGCTTGAAGAACGAGTGGTTACCCTTGAGGTAGAACTTGCCAAAGCCCATCAAGACCATCTTGATTCCCTAAATCGTTTAATTCAATCAGTTCAAAACCCCCAAGTAAATGCCTAAAATCGTAAGCCTCCAAGACACGGGAAGAATGTGGAAAGAGTTCCATATCCTTGAAGTTGCCTTTGATGATAATGTCAACGGAACGGTTCTCGCCAAATCCCCATCCCCATCCTACAAAGTTGGCGATGAAGTTACCTACACCAAGAATGAGCGTGGCGGTATCAAGATTCAAAGAGAACAAACAACCAATTTCCCTAACTCTAACTATTCTCCCAAAGTGAGCAACTCAAACCAATCCGAACAAATCGCTCGTAGCGTTGTATTCAAAGGTGCTATTGACCTCGTGTCTGCGGGAGTCATTGAAATCAAGGACATCCCCCGCTTTGTAGAGCAACACCTTCCAGTTGTAACGGGCGCATCGGAGCAATCAAACTCCTACGCTTCCCACTTCAACGATAGTTCACCATTTTAATTGAAGATAAAGAAAATAACCCCACGAAAGTGGGGCTTTTTTTTTAACATTGTCAAATGCAAACACACCCATCCCTTATAAAAAGTGGAGACATTTTTGACTATCTTCAAAAAGCCCGAAAGGGAAAGATACCCGAAGCCTCCAAGTTCGGACACAACGAGATAGATGACTATCTACGCTTCAAGCGCGGAAACTTCATCGTAGTAACGGGACACGCCAATGTCGGCAAGACCCACACGATGCTCTATCTTATGTTGCTACATACGCTCAAAAACGGCACTCGTTGGCTTGTATATTCTTCGGAGAACGATGTGCGGTCTATCCAGCGCAAACTCATAGAGTTTCTTTGCGGAAAGCAGATACAATACATTGATGATGTAATGTTTGCTCGTAAGTATGACTTCGTTCAAGCGCACTTTCAATTCATTGACAACGAGCAGTTGTTTGATGTTTTTTCTTTGCTTGATACAATGGGCGAGATATACGATGAGTTCCAATTTGATGGCGTATTGATTGACCCCTACAATTCGTTGACCATTAACCAACGCAAGTTGGGAAAGATTTCTTCACACGAATACCACTATGAGGCAACAAGCCATATTCGTGTATTCTGCAAGAAGTTTGATGCAACCGTTATTGTCAATACGCATCCCGCTACCGAAGCATTGCGTAAAGTTCACTACAAGGGGCATCCCTATGAGGGGCATCCCATTGCGCCAATGGCAAGTGATGTAGAGGGTGGCGGTAAGTTTGTCAACCGAGCCGATGAATTTGTTGTCATACACCGCTATACCCAGCACGAGGTTGATTGGATATACACCGACATACACATTCGCAAGGTGAAGGAATTGGAAACGGGTGGCAGACCAACCCCCCTTGATAATCCAATTCGCCTCCAGTCAATTAAATATAATTTAGGATATTTGATTGGTTACAAAAGCCTTATTGAATTTCCAAAACAAGAAAAAAATACTGATGTTCCCTTCTGACCCCACATTTAACGAACTCCACATCAGAGAAAAGCAAATGCTTCTCGGGTCTATTCTTTTGTGGTTGAACGATTCCGCTAACTATGCTCAAGACCACGAAGAGCAAAATGACATCATCAATAAAATTATTGACCTTGTGGAGGTAGATAGGGTGATGAATTATTTTATTGACTATGAGCGCAGCACAAACCGATTCTTAAACGAAGCAAGATTGACAAACGCTAAACTCAAACTTGAGAACCAAGAGATGAAGCAAACCATTGACAAACTCCAAAAAGCCCTTGACAATGCATCCGAGAACATTTAAGAACTTTCAAACGGGAGACCACATCCGAACCAAGAAAGGCGAAATCTTTGAAGTTGCCGAGCGCGAAACATACTACTGCAAAAACTGCTCGTGCAACCTTAATGTATGCGAAAACTTCAAAGAGCGAACTACCCTATTGATTAAAAGCCAAAGGGGAACTTGGGAGATGAGCCTCAAGCAACTGAACGAAAAATACTTGAGCCAAGAAATTGATGAAGCAACATTTAAACAAGGACAATGGAAATAGGTGAACTGATTGCAGCAAAAGATATATTTTTCCGAAACATCAAATTGGAAGATGACAACTCAAGAAAGCGTGAGTTGGTATATGCTCGGGGGGCATTTGCAATGGCTTTTCGTTGCGTTGCTGGACCGAGCAAGATGGGACAAGTGCTTGGCCGAGACCACGCCTCTATTGTCCATTACTCAAAAATGCACGATACGCTATTGCAATACGAAGACTACAAGAATCTTTATGAAATGGCTACTGCGCTTCGTGATGGGTTATTTAAAAAGGAAGATTTGCCTACAATGACCCATAGCGACCTCATTCAAGTAATTAAAAAATTAAGAACCGAACTTCGCTTGGAACAAGAAAAGGTAAATCAGTTATATATTTACAAGGAGAAATTCTTTAAACTAAAGGAATTGATATGAACTTTTCCATATACCCACTTACTGGACTTTTGTTTGGGTTCAATTATTGCAACTATGGTGATGGAGAGTTTCCAACGCACGAGATTCAAATCTGCGTTGGCCTTTTCATTATTGAGGCGCACTGGTGATACTTGAACTTCTATCCAAACGACACGACGAATGGCTTCGGATGGCTATGTCCTTCGGTGCGGATAGAGATACGGCTCAAGATTTGGTTCAAGATATGTACTTGCGGATGTACAAGTATGTGGAGAATCCCGAGCGAATAATGTACAACGAGAACGAGGTAAACACTTACTTCGTTTTTGTCGTTTTAAGGAACTTGTTTATCACCTCGCAAAAGGGAATGACCTTTTCCGAACTTGAAGAATTAGACGGTGAGATAGATGAGCCGAATTACGATATGGAAACGGCTCACAACGATTTGATAGATGATATGTGGAAAGAGGTAGAAGGTTGGCATTGGTACGATTCCAAGTTGTTTAAACTCTACCACAATACCGATATGACCATCAAGAAGATAAGCGAAGAAACAAAAATTAGTGAGCGTTCAATCTGGAATACTTTAGACAATGGAAGAAAACGAATCCAAGAAAACTGCA